TGTAGTCTTTTTATTTGGTTGTGCAAAATTACTAACAATTGAAGAAGGCATTTTTGACTTGCCCTCTAACTCAGACAACCTTCGTTCAACTGTTGTTAATTTGTCATTTGTGAATTTTTGAAATTCAGTGAATTGAGTATCAATTCTTTGTACCGTGATATTTAAATCACCAATACGGTCTGCGGTCTGTTTTTCTGATTTAATTAAGGACTCTTGATTCTTTTTCAGTGAATCAAAATTTTGATTGATTTGTTTTAGATCATTTGCAACGAGCAAAAAGTTGTTTCTAACCTTTTCAAACTCTTGTTGAGGATCATCTTCAAATCTACGTTGGTTTCTTAACTTATTTGCTAATGTTTCACCAACAATACCAATTCCGCCTATTTTGTTGGCAAGTGAAGCAATGAATACATTTTTAACTGCCTGTTTCTTTTGTCCAGGCATTGCACGTCTTGCTTGATAAACTGCTTCACCAAGAGTAGAACCTAATACGGATAGACTTGCCCTTTCAAATCTTTCAACACCTCTTGCAACAGCAATTCCAGGAATATCACGGAATCTTTCAGGCGAAGACATTGCTTTTATGCCTCTAGCAAGACGAGATAAGGCTTTTTTCTCACCTCTACTTTCTTTTATTTCAGCATCCATTTTTTGAGCACCTGTAGATGGTGTTGGTGCTGCTGGTGTAGATGGTTTTTTAGGTTCGTCTGCCAAAGATTAATATCCTTTTCTTTGCATTGCTTCTGCTCTCATTCGTGCTTGCTTTGCTTCTTCTTCTCGTTTTTCAACTTCCTCTTTAATCATTGCCATATAGATATCACGCTCAAACGGTATCAGATTTTCTAAGTCCGATACCGTCACAAATTTGTGTTGTTGAACTAGGTTGAATACTACCTTATAATAATTTTCTAAGGTATTATGATTCAACCAAAGGTAAAAAAATCTTCTAGGGTTCTCAACTCAATCTTTCTTTCTGTTCCCTTTTCATTCTTATACTCAATAGCATAATACAACGATGGAATTGAATTGAAGAACTCTTGTATCTTCTCATATTGCTTTGCAGGAATTGAATTAACGAATTCTAAAAGTTCTGCTTTCTGAACATTCTTACAATCATATGCCTTATCGTTTTCAAAAATCTTAGTCATACTTGCCAGCAATACCGTTTCAAATACTTTGTCATCTGATAGATTAAAAAATTCCTTGTCTGTATAAACAGATACTGGCGGATAACGAAGAACCAATGAGATATTATCTCCCAGATCAATAACTGGATTTGATTCGTTGTCCTGTTTGACTTCTACCTTGTCAAAGTCAATTTCAAAGTTATAAACCTTCTCATCTTCATTATCTCTGTATGATGCTTTAGTCTTATTGGAAATAGAATAAGAACGAATCTTGAGAAACAAATATTCCATATCAACAAATGCCAAGTCATCCACTTTTACGTTTGGAGTAACTATGCAATTATTGCATACTTGTTTGATAGCATTTAGTTGGTCTGATCTTTCGTCTGATTGTTTTGCCATCAGAAGAATCTTTTCTTCTTTGACAAGCATTGGACGAACCTTAATCTTTTCTTTTGTTGTAGGAATAACAACGTCAAATGTAGGATGTGATAATTTAGGTAGCATTTCAGTATTTCTCCTTATTCTTCATTTTCTCTTCTAACGAACCAATCTAAGTATTCAAAAACAACACCAACCTTGGCAGTATTATTGGTATCTGCCCAGTTTAGATTTGTGTCAATCACTTGTGAAGGAAATGCTTCCTTACAAATGATATTAATAGGTTTCTTTTTTCCAGTCTCATCAAACACAGCAATATTCAGTTCTGTGACATAATTAACTTTATACTCAAGTTCGTATGGATATCCACCAAATAAAGTTCTGTTTCTATTAAACCCTTCTTCTGTATCGTGCGGCATTATGTATTGTAACCAACTATTAAAAAGATTCCAGATATCGCCATCTCCATCAGCAATGAATGAGCATTGCAATGATTGAAAGTTTGGTGCAAATGGTCTTTTTTCTGATGGTCCATAAGTCCATCTTCTGGTATCGTGCTGCATTAATTGATAACCAGGAAGGTTAATGGACTCGCACCAAAATTCTATTGACCTGTTCATAGATGCTGCAGGACCATTACCAAGCAATACTCTTGGAGGTGGAAATGTAATGAGAAATCTATTGTTTCTCATTACTCCATTTCTACTTCTTAATTCTGACTTAAAGTCTTCTACATTAAATCCTGGCATTTCTAACCTTTTCTAATCTTATCCAGAGACTCTTGGTAAACTCTGCGTTTTCCTGCTTTTGCCCATCTTTCTGTTGGTAGGAACAAAGCAATATTCCAATCTTCTGGATCAACAATATATATCCTTGATCTTAAATGGTCATATAGATATCGTTTTACGCAAGGCAAAAAGTTTCTGTCCCTTGATGCTGCCTTTACAATCTGGTATGATATCATAATACGTTTCTTCTCATCCAAATGTCTGTTCTTAATAACATTTCGGTATAATGAATCCATAAGAACTGCTCTTCTATTTGGTGGAAGATAGTGTAGATTCAATCCAAGAAATCCATCTTTGTAGATTTCAATAGGAATAACAAGAGGAAATCTATCAAAGTAAGGCAATTCTTCTTTCCATTTTGGATCATAGAAATACATACACATTCTACCAAGTTGCTGTGGTTGAATGCGAGTAATAAGTCTATCTGGATCACGCATAATCTCATTGCCGTTTGCTTGTCTCCCAGCAAGCTGCCTTGATAATTTCATATAAGCATCAATAGCATTCAATGATGCTTCTTTTAACTTTGTGCCCAAAGTATTTTTCAATCTATCAAAGAAAGATGGTTTGTTTTCTTCTGCCATTATTTGATGCCTAATTGATCTTCTGTTAATACAACAAATTTCCACTTTCTATCAGCACAGAAATTTTCCGCTGCTTTCCATTTTGCTTGATTGATGGCAAAGGTGACAGATTCTTCTAACATAATTCGTTTGCTTTTCTTTGTTTTAGGTGGTTCGGTTTGATGTTTCGGTTTAATTTCTATCACCAATGTTTCTACAATTCCTTCTTTATTTTTTCGTTTGACAAGCATATCAGGATAATATTTGTGTAATCTGTTATCTATTGGTGATAAATAAGGTATGAAGAATTCTTCTGAGGCATATGCAATAACATCTGGATGAGAATCAAGATAGTTAAGCATCTTTTTTTCCCAACTGGACCTGTATACGATATTGTTTACGTTTCCCATATACTTTTTAGGATTTTTGGGTTTAAAGTATCCTTGATGATAGTTTCTTGCCATAATAACTTCCGATGTTTATTAGCAATATTATATTGCCTCTTAGTATTTATATAAATACTGACAACCGAATACCAAAATAGGAAACAAGATGGCATTACCTCCAAGTGTTCAATCAGGACAATCAAACTCACCAAGATATTCACAACCAACTCAGTTTGTCCAACAAGGGTATAATGCTCCAGGATTCCAAACAGGAAATATTATTGGAACGCAAAATCCAACAGCAGCAATAGATGCTTCTATTGTTAGAAATTTGAGTTTTGAATCTTTGTCTTTTCCTACAGATCAAGCAAAGTATCATACATATATTGTTGAAGGAGAAATAAATTATAACGTTAGAAACATAAGGTCTATTCGTCAATATAAACTTCCTTTACCAATGCAACTTACTAGACAGCACGAAGTAAACTATAACACCGATTTCAATTATCTAAGTTTATTGCCTAGATCCGTACAAGCAGCAGCTGGTGGTGTTGGAAGAGTTACGCAAGGATTTGGACTGGCAATAAATAACTTTAAATCTGTTACAATAAATGTGCCAGATTTTCAAACATTTCAAATGACGTGGAAACTTTCTCCCAAAAATTTCCCAGAATCACAAATAATACAAAGAATTATTACTGGCATACAACACGGAATGCATCCAAAAGTATATCAAACTGTTTCTGGATTATTAGGAGGAGTGTTGCCTCAAAATACTCCTGCATTTTTAAGCAACACTCCTGTTATATTTCAATTTCCAAATGTGTTTTCTGTTGGATTGATTCCTAATTCACAATATTTGTTTAAGATGAAACCAGCAGTTATTTCTTCAATTGAAGTTGATTATAATGGAGGACAACCTGTTCCTTCTTTCTATAAAACCCAAAGTCAAAATTCTGCAGATTCTCCACCAGAATCAGTATTTCTGAAAATGAACTTTATAGAATTGGAATACTGGTTAAATACAGATTTCCCACAAACGGGACTTCCTTCAACAGAACCATTCATATCTAACGCATTCACATATAATGCTCCTAACACTCCTTTTTTCCCTGGAAATACAGGGAGAACTCCAGGAGATGTAGGTGCAGGCGAATTTGAAAACATACCACCAGAACAAGCAGCGGCTGGAGGGGGAGTTGGAAGGCCATCACGATAATGGATAAGTATTTTCAAAAA